GCCAATCTGTTTGCGACTACCAAGATTAAAGTCTTGTAGTTTCTTACGCATAAATGGGTCATAGTTCTTAGTAGTCAAACGCTTTTCATATTCTTCATCAGTCATGCCACGTTTAGATAAAGTACCATCTTTCTTTATATAAGGAGTTACAAGTTTATCCTCTACCCATTTAGGTTTAAAAGTAGTCTGTACTTCATCTTCTACTTCTATCATTCTAGCTTTTAACTTAGCTAAAAGCATCGTGGCTTTTTCCGTATCAAATAGAAAACCAGTTTGTTCTTGTTGGTGCATGATTTGAGCAACTTGTGTTTCTAAATCTACACTATCCTGACTAAATCCTACACCTTCTTTTTCTAAAGCATAATAAACTTTCTCATTAAGTAATACATCTTGTTCACAATACTCTAGCATTTCGTGTGTATAGGTATCAAAATCATCAGGTTGTTCTTGCTTGTGAAAGTTAATTCTATATCCCCACGTTTTTAAACTGTGTCCGTTTTCTCTAACAGGTTGAAATAACCTAGACATAACTAAAGTATCAACAACTTGAGCTTCTAATTTAACATCAAGTATTTTTTCTATTGCAGGAATATCATAGCCTATAATATTATGTCCGATTAAAACATCAGCACTTTGTAAATATTCTACCCCGTCAAGTAATTGATTAGGGTTAAATGTACGGCAAGTATCTTCTGCTAAATCTTTGGCAACAATACACCAGATTTTACTAGGATTTAATCCGTCTGCTTCTATATCAAAAATCAATTTCTTCATTATCGAATGTCTCCTGTTCTGTTAACTCATGTAATCTACCAGTTTCACTATCATATCTTAATGCACAAGCTAATCCAGTATCTCCAGTATACCTTGATTTTAAAACTCTTACCTTAGTTTTATTTGCTTCTTTAGGGTCTTTAGCTTGTTGATTTCTTTCAAGAGCAATTACACAATCAGATAACTGTGAGATTCCTTGTGAACCTTTTAAGTGAGACAGAGATACTTCAATGCCTTGCTCATGCCCTTTTTCTCCTGCAGCTCTACGTAAGTGTGAAACAAGTATCATGCCCACATTAGTTTCTTCAACTAAACTACGCAGTCTATTCATAAGAGAATCAATACCTCTACGTTCATCGCCTTCGGATAAAACATTTACTAACATGTGTAAGTGGTCTACCACTACCCATTTACATTCACACCCTACAATCATGTATCTGAGCTTGGCAAAGATTTCGTCAATGTCAGTTGCTCCTAAATGTGAATGAATAAATACTCTATTCTTTTCTATTACTTTATCAAACAAAGTATTAAGTTCTTCGTCACTATAATTATCTCTTTTCTCATTAAGATATATTCTGTCATTAGCTTCAATGGATATTAAACCATCTGCAGTTCTCATCCAGTTTTCTTCAAGAGCAATAATACCTACGTTATCTTTAGTAGTTTTAATTAGCCAATGTTCAAGCTCTCTAGTTACTGAAGACTTACCGAGACCTGTACCACCTGTTAAGGTTACTAACTCGCCTCGTCTCATGCCATATAATTTTTTATTTAAACCTTCCCAAGGATAAGAAATACTTTCTTTTACTTCTCTATGTAGCCAGTCTGATTTTTGACTAGACAGTTCCATGATACCTGATGGAGTATAAGTCTTAGATTCCCACCATGCTTTAGTAAAGCCTTGAAACTCTTTTTGTTTGAGCATGTCATTAGCATCTTTATAGCCGTTGGGCAAAGTCATTATCTTTACCTTCCCGGGCTTTAATACACGAGCAACATTTCGTGAGGCTTCTCTACCTGCCTTGTCATTATCAAAGCAAAGCACGACATTATCAAAGCTCTCAACAAACTCAATGCTTTCTCTAATATCTTTTACTGCCCCTGCAGCACCTCGTTTAAGAGATACGACTGCCCACTTACCTTGAAAGAGTTCGTCTACTGCCATAGCATCACACTCGCCTTCAGTAATAGTTAAATATTTACCGCCAGTGTTTCTGTATAACTGTTCGCCAAATAATCCTGTACCTTCAAACGTACCTTTGGTTGCAAAGTTTTTATCTGCAACAAATCTTGTTTTAGTTATGGCTACTTCATTGCCATTGAAATATGGATATATATGTTGCGTTATATCTCCATTTCTGTTCTTTATAATTCTTACACCAAACTTCTTGGCAGTAGCTTCAGAGATACCTCTGTCAGTCAACTGTCCATATATTCCAGTATAAGATTCTAAAAATGTATTGGTTGGTTTCTGTGTTGTTTCCACTATTCTGCCCTCACTTGCAGTTTCATAATCGGTAAAAAATGTTGAACAACTAAAGCAATAAGCTGAGTTGTCTGCGTTAATTGATACGGGGTCAGAGCCGCCGCACTTAGGACAAGGTTGCCTATGCTTTACAAATTTACTTTTGTCTTGATTCATTCTATCTCCAGAAAGATAGCTAGACTAGGATAAATAATAGAGGTTAAAAAACCTAATCTAGCTAAATGTTTTTACTAACTGTCTTGTGCTTCAGTATCTGATGGTACTTCTTTTGTTTCAGATTCCTCTACCTTAACACCAGACTTATCTGCATTAATTACTTCTACAATTCTAGTAGAGAAATAATTAATAGCACCTTGAGTTTCTTCAAGGTCTAAAGTCTGTGCAGCTTTTTTTTGATTCAGTCTCTGTAATCTGCCAAAGATTTGTTGACCCTCTTCGGGTAAATCTTCAACATAAACATTAACATCATCAATGGTAATGTAAGGTTTTTGTTCTTGTTCTTGTTCTATCATTAGAACTCCTCACCGTCTGCTAATAGTTCAGCACCATCAGCATTCTTATATTCGATTAAGTCCACAACTTGTACAGCTTGTAAGTCAAGACCTACGTAAGGACCAAATTTACCCTCACCACTATACTCATTGTATTGAACTCTAACCTTAGAGCCATTACCAACAGCAAGACTAATCTCTTGCTTATCTTTATCTAAAAGTCTAGGTGCAGGTCTGGTTATTCCATTAGGACCATGTACCTTTCTTTTGATAACTAAAGCAGGACCTTCGTCATGTTGCTTTACCTTATGACCTCTTGCAGCAAAATCATTTGCAGTAGTCTCATCAACAATTAAGTCAACAGTATATACTGGTTCAAACTTTGTGTTTGGGGTCGTTATACTTGCCCATTTTACTGAGCCTTCTAATATAGCCATAGTGTATTACCTCCGTTTAGCTTATTAAAAATCTGTGAGAGTTTTGAGCCAACCACTCTCTCGGTTGTGGCAAGAGCCAAATCAAGTAACTTAAATGGAGATAGAGAGGGCTTCCTGATTACTCGTTCTAATCTATCCATTAATTCCATAGTTGTACTTTAGAGAATAACATTCTTGTTGTCAAGCGTTATCTTCCTTGTCCTCGATATTTAATTTTTTGTTGTCTACGTTTATGTTTATTTAAATGCTTAGTAGACTGTTTAACTTTTCTACCTCGCCCTGCCATGCCCTGAGAAGTTGCCTTCTTGACATGTTTAATTAAGACTGTTTCTCTTCTCTGTGCCATCTAGTTTGTATAGTTCTTCAGTGATTAAGTGTTCGTCTTTAATGTTACCTCTAGCTTCTTTCAGAGCCATCAAGTCGCCATCAAAAGTAAATGACTCGTCTGTTTCTTTATTAACAACAGAAAAAATATCTGTTACTCCTGACATAGAAACAAGATTGTCAAATGCTTCTAGCGTAGAGTAAGCAAAAGTTTTTATTTCATCTTCTTGATTGTCTATGACAACCTTACATATATATTCATACATTTAGTACCTCTTTTAGTTTTGTATAAGTTTTAATTTCGGGATATTTTTTTAACTGTTTTAATAGCCATCTATCTGACATATAAACTAAGGTAATCCCTTTAATACCTTTCATATAATTATCTTCGGGTAATAAGCCCTTAACATTATTAACAGTAATTTTGTCTGCTTCCTCTTGAGGTAGCAAACTCTTTAGCCATTCAACCTGAATGGGTCTAATTCTTTTCTTTAGTTCTTTAAGTTTTTTCTTGTTCAATTTCTATTACTCCGTCATCAAATAAGTCTTCAAGAAAAACTTTTGAGTTATCAAGTATAACTGCTCTAACATAATCTTTATCTTCTGCTTCAACAGTTACTGTCTTTAACTTACCAATATAAATTACAAACTTCATATTCTTTCTTCTGGATAAAAAACTTCCATATAGATTTTTTCTATTGCATCTTTGTATTCTTGTTCAGATAAATTAGAAATACTTAATTGTTTTAATTTAAATTTAAAACTATAAAGTTTTTCTTTTTGTTTTCTTTCTACTTCCCAACTAGCAGGACTCATTATTTTTCTCCATTATTTTCTACAATGCTT